CTTTTTGACCACATCAGGTCTTTCTTTGGCTAAAGCAGCTAAACCTTCGTTGGGATATTTTGCCTCTCCACCCTCTTTCATACCCATAACCATCTTAGGCGGTTGACCTGCTGACATAAAATTAGGCATACCCATATTGCCGCCCATCATAGGTTTTGGCGGTAAAGGTGCTATATCAGGTGGCAGTAAAGCAGCGTTACCACCTGTCATGAGTGGGGCAGTTCCTACCTGAGGTGGTTGTTTGGGTAGAGTCCCAAATTGCGGCATGATATCAAGGCTAGCTCCTGCTTGTGGTGTAGGCAGATCGTTAACATCACGATCGTAAGATGCTGGACTCATAAGACTCATAATGCCTTGTCTTCTACCGAAAAGTGGCATATTGAATTTACCACCCCTAAAAGGCATAAGCATGTTACGACGATTACGATTTTTAAGCATTAAATTTCTAAGGAAACCGCCTCTGCCTCTGATAGGAGGTGCCATACCAGCTTGACGTTTCCTGATATTTTTCAGCAGATTTGCAAAGAACATCTAAATATTAATACCGAGGTTGTTATTTTCTGAAAATAATTGTTCAGCAAATTCTAACTGCTCCATAGTAATGCCTAGATCCGCTAGCATTTGCATAATTTCTTCTTCAGAAGCGCCTTGCGCCATAAGCTGTTCTATAACCGCTTTGATCTCCATAAGAGATTGTTTGGCCATCTGTTTTTCTTCTGCTGATAAATTATCTATCTCTGCTTGTATTTGATCAGGTGCCGTCATGCCTGAGAGTTCCTGATTCATCATTTGAGGTTCCATAATCGAATAGTATACGGATAAGAATCATTTTGCAAGGGCAGGCTACTGCAGTTGTGGAGAAGAGCTAAAATTTTATAATAGCTGACAACAGTAGCCCAACCAATAAAAATATAACATATCTACCCCCCCTGTATGGGACCCTTTGTAAAAAAAATGGTTTTTGTATGTGAGAAACCTTGTGTAAAGTATTGTGTATATACCCGTAGGGCAAAAATGGGTGTCACCCCTAAAAAAAACCCGTTTGCCTTCCCGACGCCGTTGGCAAATAGAGTCCCAATAACGACAAAAGGACAGCCGAAGCTGTCCCTCAAGGAGTAACCCTTTAGTCGTTTACTTAGTTTTCACCTCTCGCCTCCCTTTGTTTTCGTAGTAACTCAAACTCTTTGTCATAAGCGATCATATCTTTTATTCGTTGCATAACAACTCGATCGTTACAACTGTCACAACATCTGCCCTCTTGAGCAAGTGGATCAGGGTTGTGACCATAACCTTTAAAGTGAATACCGCAAAGGACACAATCATGTTCTTCCATTATGTAGACCTCCACATTCTTAACTGTAAATGATTTTCATCATTACCAACTTCAATGAGCTGTGTGCTGATCGAAACATCTAAATGTGAGTACCAGCTAATTCGTCTAGCCACATCATAAAACATACCTCTCTCAGTTTCATTTTGCAGGATCATACTTTCACCTACATCCATACTAAGTAAAATGTACTCAGCCATTTCTTTAGTAAACCTGCTTCGTAATGTAGCTGGGCTGTGTCTCCTGATATCTCTTTTGATACCAGTAGTAACTTCAACTCCACATATCTCACGAGTTTTAGATTCTGTCTTATCTGCCTTTTTTTTCATATCCTCAGATAAGATTTTCCAAGCCTGTTCAATCTTATTCATCAAGCCCACCTCTCAACAAGTGCATGACATTATTAATGTCGGTGTTACCTAGAACTTGTCTAGTATCTTCAACGTGCAAGTTACTATCTCTAACAACTTGTATCCCATTCACAACTAAGTCTCGCAACTCAGTTTCAGCTCCCACTAATAATTGGTTGCCTGAATCGTCAGTAATTACAAATTTATATTTCATAATCTCGTTCTCCTTATCTATTAGTTTACACAAAGTAAATAATAATACAAGGGGTAAACAAAAAAAACACCACTTTTTTTTTAACACTCAACCCAGGCACTTTGGGAAAACGATACATGACAAATACATCTTGCGCCTGGGCTTTGTGTGTTCTTATTGTGTTATGGTATCCCGATCATTCCGACTAATCCCCCATTTATTAATCCCGACCCGATCCCGAGTTATCAGCCAACCAAGCCAAGAACAAACAAATGAATATTATAAACCACTCAAACATTACAGCCACTGTTGTTCAATAGCATAACCGTCATCATACAATTTACTAGACAAGGTATAAACTAAGTGGAACCCCATATCCATACCGCAACCCCCAACAAAGACAGAGCGGGTATTATCTTTATATTTCCAGTCTAGCAACTTAGCAATATACCAGCTCACATTCTGAACATGTCCTTTTCTGTCAGATCCTGCCACCATTATGTGCCTTGACATACCCGAGGGGGCAACTTTAGTAACTAAAGTATAAGCGGTTGACCCTTTGGGAAATTTATCTTTAAGTATTTCTTTAACTCTTTCTACATCCATCAAAACAACCCCCTACTATTTAGTTCGGCCTTGGCTAGTTCTATATCTTCATGATTAGTTGCTCCTAAAAAGAAACTATTGAGGCTATTCGGCTGATCAAAGTTTTTTAACCAGGTTTTTAATTCTTGCGTTGTTAAGGTTTTAAACCATTCTTCCATTCAATTCTCCTTATAGTGTCCCTTAAGTATACCACATGTAAACAATAATGTCAACTATCGGAATAGGAAAGACTAGTCCAGAGAAACTCCTGGCTGCGTCCAGATCCTGGATGTGATTACTATTGTGTAGTACTTACCTCGTAGAGCGATCAGGATCACTAGTAGCGATCCCGACCTACTCCCGACTTAGTCGAGCAAAACCATATAGGCTTCAGGCTCATATTCTAGAAACCAATCAACACCTTTGCGAACTAAATCGTAATCTTCAGTATATTCGGCTCCTTTAATTACATCATAAACAGCAAGAGCGTCTGCTTCTAGCTTATAACTTTCCCCACTATATGGATTAGTTACTTCAACTGGGTCAGTTCTACTAACTGCTACTTGAAACGGTAATTGTCTTTCTGACATATCATCTCCTTATTTAAGTGTATGTAATTACTTTACCACAAGTAAACAACAAGTCAACTTATGTGACAGATCTTCTTCTGAGAGATCTATCACGCAACTCCTGGCTGCGTCTGGCCTGGAAGACGGTATTGTGTTGTGTGTGTTATACTGACCTGTAAGGCATTTAGTCACTAACCCGACGACCCGACCCGACACCCGACTGATTTTTGTTTGAGAAAGCGACTGAGAGAGCGAGGGTATGCAGTTTAACCCCTACTCTACCCCTAAATAACTCTATTTTTTATGTATAAACTGTTTACATCATGTAGTAATTATGGTCTAATAATACTTGTACTTATGTACATTAACTATAAGGAGAATTACTATGGCTAGAAAACTAACCATTAACGAACGAAATATACTCGTTGATAGAGCATACAACGAGATTAGGACTGAGAGCATATCTAAGCTCGAAGCCGAAATGCAGAATAACCCCCATTATCTTGATATCTTGGCTTGTAAACAAGCGATTAAAGATAAGCAAACGGAGATAGAAGATATTGAAGCAAAGATTAAAAAACTTCGCAAGACTTTTAATGAAGATTTGAATAATGATAACTTCGAATACAATAACGAATATGATTATCATTACAATGGTAACTTCAAATGGGACGACAAAGGTTTGAAAAGTAAAATTGAAACTGAAGTAGTCTTAGCTAACTTAGGTGATTCAGTAGATTTTGAAAAACTTATTACTACACTTAAAGATCAATTTGGAGTTTAACATGAGAAAGCTAGATATACACGAGTTAATCAAAAACCCTAAAAATGCAAAGGAGAGAGTAGCCGTGTGCTTCTTTCTCCTTATGACTTGTCCCGATACTAAAAAGAATGAAGCTAAGTTAGAGAACATATTAAGTCATATGTGCGAAGACTTAGAGGAGTTACATAAAGACTTATGGGCAGAATCTCAAGCACTAGCTAGTCAAATAGCAGTTCAAGAAAATGCCCCTTTTTACCAAGAGAACATAAATTGGATGGAAAGTAAATTAGCTGAAGTTACAGGCTCTGTTCAGAAATTAGAAGGAGTGCATTAATGATGACTAGAGAAGAAATGGAAAATGCAATTGTAGATGACTATGTAAAAATGATCATAAGTTGGGTAGAAAATTCAGATACCGATTCATTAAGAGATCATGTATTTGAAACTGTCTATGGCAATTTTAAAGGTATGGACTTAGCCGACATACAAGCAGATTATGAAAGTATTACAGGAGATTATTTATGACTAAAGCCGACCTAATACAATACTTTGGCAACAGAGGTATATATTTAGATAAGAAAGACTTTAAAGAGTTTGGTGTGGTAGGTAACTACATCTTCATACATTTCATTAATGGCGACTACGAAAACAAAGGTCGGGTTGAGATGTATGAAAAAGGCTACTCTACATTAGAGTGCGACAGAGAGTTTGACTATAAGCCGTTTAAGTTTACTAAAACCTATATGCGAAAATGTGTAACAGGTGAAATTAACTAAATGGAAATATTACTCTTGATTCTCTTCGGAGCTTTCTTGGACTTCGTTGATAGCAGATGGCGAGATTGATTCCTCAGTCTCGTCTGTCAGCTCACCCTCAATAACATCACCCATCAAAACCTTTAATCTATTCTCGATCTCAGCTCGAGACATCTGATCTATTTTACCAAAACGCACTTCTTTCTTATCTACCACCAAGCCACCAACCTTAAGCAAACTATTCTGAGCGGCGATTGCCGCATTAAATGAACCCGACTCTAGGGCTTTGTCCCGAATGTCGTACAAATCTTTGACAGCCCGATCCTGGTTCAACTCATACTTCTTACGAACTTCTCCCAGGAGATAATTAATCTCTTTCTTTACTTCAGGATGTTTGAGTAGCTTATAGGCCGACTGCCTAGCGTCTTTATACCCCGACTTCCTAGCACATTCGACATACGACATCTGGGGATTATTGACAACTTTCCAGACAAAGATACGCTGCATACGATTAAGTTTGTTGGATAGATTAAAAAACTCTATGGCTGGATCTTCTGCTTCATCCAGGATAGGCTCAAAGCCCGACTGTTCTTCTTTCATATGTGCTTATACTAGATGATACTTTGTGTAGATGTAAAGTAGATGGGCTATATCTAGCCCTTTAGATGTGGCTAGCCCTACATATCCTATATATGTATAAGTTCCGATCTTAGCGAACCCGACTTAGGCTGTCAAGTTCTTTGTATATTTATAAGAATATTAGTCTCTCTTCCCCTGACAAAAATGAAAAAAATGCAAAAATACCTTAGCCTTTTGTTTATCAAGGTTTCCCACGTCACGCCCTCTATGACAAAAGTCTGACAATAATAAACCCGACATTATTTCTTACGTGCTTTCCTAATAGCTTCTTTACCAGCTTTGGCTATTTTAGCCTGTGCAAGCTTACCTGCTACCTTAGCTCTTTGCTCTAAAACTGTAAGTATTTGTATTTTACGGGCAAAAGGCTTATTTATTCTTTTAACCTTGGCAACTGTCTTGCGAGCATCTGTAGGTGTAGCGTACTTAATACTGACTGTATCTCTAGGGTTCTCGTCTGTATATAACCGTCTACCTGAACCCTTGGGCTTTTTACCTGTGCCTTGCTTTGGATCTTTACGTTTTTTCATATTCTAATACTAACATAACCCCTGATAACTCTGTCTTATCTTCGTGTGCGTATCTTTTGATGTTCAACTTTAGGGCCTGTAGTATCCCAGGATCCATCTGCTATTCGGCCATACCGTGTTATTTCTACGATCTATATACGGTAAACCTCTTGCTTTGCGTCTACCGTTCTGTAACTTAGTCTCCGAGTATAACCCTTGTTGTCTGGCCGCCATTCTGCGTTGAAATGTTGTATAACATTAGTTCTAAGCTTTTTACCTTGTACTTTGAAACTGTCACCAGCCTCGCCTTCGTTCTCGATCCATAAACAAATTAGGTCTTTTGCCGTAGCTGGTCGATCTTTTCTACGCCTTTTCTCTAATGGAAAGGGCACGTTTTTTTCAAATTCTAAATTTATACCTATACCTTTTATCATTATTATCCTCCAAATTAAGCAGAGCGTTTCGTCGCCAGGTCGCTCTGTTACCTACTACCTCAAGGAGAATCAATTGAGATACACGACTTAAACTAATTAGACCCCATACCTGTAGGCATCTAAGTCATAATCAGTAACTAAAATATCAACTTCCATCTCAGGATGCTTTACAGCAAACCCTTTGTATTTCAGATGACACTTACTATAATTCCCGATAAGTTCTTCATAACTATCCCAACCCATCTTGA